TATTTAAGTTCAAGTATTCTTCTACTTTGATCGATTTTTCTTTTTTTTTCATTAATATAATCTTTAAGTTTATGTTTTGTATCACAATCTTGGTTTTCTTTCATTATTAGTCTTCTTTTTAATAGATTATCATTTTCATTATTTTCTTCAAAAACTTCTTCAACCTCTTCAATACGTTTCGAAAGTGGACTATCAGGTTTAATTTTAGGTGTTTCAAGAGGACTATCAAGTGAATTTAAACTTTCAGAACTTTTATTTAATTCCATTAAATTAATATATAATATATAATATAATATGACAAGTAATGCTGGTTTAGATGATGATGAAGCATTTAGAAGAGCAATGGAAGAATCTATGAAACCCAAACACACAAGGGCAATTCTGAAGAAAGAGAAATTTTAAGAAAAGCAATGGAAGATTCTATGGCAGATCATGGACCTGAACCGGAAGCAGTAGCAGGTTTGCGTTTAGGTATTATGAGACATTCAGAAAGAAAAGATTTAGTTAAACCACCTGAACATTGGTCTGATGAAAAAAAAAGACCTTATGATCCACCCATTACAGAAAATGGTGAAATATTAGTAGTAGAAGCATCACAAGAATTAATAGAACATGGATTTAAGAAAATTATTTCTTCACCATTTAGAAGATGTCTTCAAACTGCTGCAATAACAGCATCAGTATTAGGAATTAAAGAAATAGATATTAATCTTGGATTAAGTGAAGTCCATAGAGCAATACAAAGTATTAAATATCCAGATACTGGAGTAAGGTGTACGTATTCAGATGTAGTTTTATTAACTCCTGGGCAAATTGCACAAGAAATAGGAAAATACAAAATAAAACTGGGGAGAATCTATGGAGAACAACCAAATGGTTCAGAACCAACGGCACAACCACCAAGGGTTAATAAAACACTTGATCAAATAGATAGAGAAATGGAAGTAAATACACTACTAGTTACGCATGGTGATATTTTAGAAATGTGGGAAAGAAGATTTGGTAATAAGTTATTAGAGGTCCCATATTGCGCGAATATAATTTATAGTAAACCTGTTGGAACAACTGGACGAGCCAATTGGACTCTTGTAAAAAGATCTTTCCCGGAAACATTTGATCACATGATGCCTTTATTAGAAGGTATGAAAAAGAGAACTAAGAGAAAGAGAAATAAAAGAAAAACTAAAAAATCAAGAAAAACTAAAAAATCAAGAAAAACTAAAAAATCAAGGAAAACTAATAAATCAAGGAAAACTAAAAAAAGATCAAGAAAAACTAGAAAAAGAAGAAGAAGATAGATTAAAAGAAATCTTTTTTTGTATGATTTTCTAAAATCTTTTTAGCATTTTTAATTATTTTTTTATTAAGTTTTTTATTAGGATTATTGATGATATTTGCTATTTCTTGTTCAGGTTTATCAGTAACACCAACAACGTAACAATTATGTTTATCTTTAAACAAATCTCCTTGATTTACCCAATCTTTATGAAGAATAAGAACACAATCATTATAAATAGCTTCTAAAAATGTATACTGTGTTCCCCCCCCATCACCTTTTATAATAGACATATCGACAACATATTCACAATTATTTAATAAATTTTTTGAATTAGTATCAGTTAAGGGTAAATTCTTAGGGAATTTTTTCATCCAATATTTTTCAAAATCTTCTTTTAATCCCATTTTACTGAGTGTATGATGAACAAATAATCTATTTTCAGCACCAAAAATATATATTTTATCATCATTTATTAAACGATTTGCTTTCAATATATGTTCTGTATGTTTATCAAAATCAATTCTAGAAATAGATAAACAATTAAAATTACTATTTTCATTAATATCATCAAGTTTATATTGATAAAAAGGATGATTTTTTAATGTAGAATGAATATTAAAATTTTCTAAAAGATATTTTTGAACAGTTTCACGGATAGTAATTATTTTAAATCTTTTAATTTTCTCAACAAATTCTTTATTTTTAACTTCAGTAGGATCATGAATAATAAGAATAGTTGAATCAGGGAATTTATCTAAATATTCATAATAGTTTTTATCGATAGCAGTAATGACAAGTTTATCTAATTTGACCAATTCATCAATATTCATATTTTTATATTGAACATTATATCCGAAAGCTCTAGTATTTTTTTCAGTTCTTTTACCTATTTTAAATAAAGGATAATTGTAAGTTAAAGCGAGATGTGCAGTCATAGTAACCCAACCACCATAAACTGGTCTTGCCATATAAACTAAATTCATTTATTGTAGATAAAGATATTTTTTTTATATTAAAAACATATAATGTCAAAAATTTTGCATGGGCCTTTCATTTCAGATAAAATAATTGGTTCTGATTATGAAGAAAAAGAAAATTTAAGCGAAACAGAAAAAGATGAAATTAAAAGTTATTTTAATGAATCATCAGAAAGTAATTTTCATAAAGTTAATCATGATCATTATTATTTTGGGGTAAATTTATTAAATAGAACAAATTATAAAATAGGTAATGCGATAGATCAACAACTATTAAAAACTATTGTTCAAACAGATTATTTTATGAATAATGGTTTTTATTTAAAAGATAAATTTGTAAATTTTGACAATATTAAACAGGATATGAATTCATTTCATATGAGTATACCACTTTTTGGTTTATATGATTTTTTACATGAAACAATTAGTTTAGAAGAAGTAATACAAAATGAATTACCATTTCATTTAAAATATCATGAAACTACTGATAGCGATGGTAAACCAATACAAATTATGAGTAATTTTTATTTGATAAATGATGTTAATGATGATATAAAAAAAATATATACATTTAATTTTCTTGTAGATAAAACAAAAAAAGATATGACAAAAGATGATTTAGAGAAAATATTATCATTTATGGATGAAAATAATGAAAAACAAAAATATAATTCATTATTCAAAGAATTAATTAATGAATTAAATAGTGTTTTAAAAGAACATCAAGAATTTACTATAATTATTTTCAAAAAAACAGACATACCTGGTTTAATTGTCAGAGAAAATGATTTAGTAAATAAAAATAAATTTAATTGTGAATCAGTTGATAACTCAAAAAATAAGGATACTTGTGCTTATTATAATACTAAAAAATTAGGCGAAGACGCTGATTTAGGGCTTTTAAAAAATATGTGTAATGGAGAACCAAATTGCAAATGGGAAAATGATAATTGTATTAAATTTAATTGTAATGAAGCTAAAAATGAAACCGAATGTAAAAAAATTACTTGTATATGGAATCAACCAAAAGAAAATAATAAATTTAAGTATATTATACAAGATAAAAATAATGATTTATTATTTCATGAAATTACAAGTTCAGACTTAGAACATTTTAATTTAACAGAAAAAAGTAGGAAAATTTTATTAAAAACAAATAAATCAAGTATTTTTGATATGATAAAAGAAAAAGCAGATACATTTATTTTAGCAGAAGGTTTTGGTAGAAGAATAACATTTATAGATATATTCTTAGGTTTATTAGTTATTGTATTATTATTCCGTTTAAAAAAATGAATGAACAACTATTTTTTTAACATCATTTCCACCTTTCATTTCTTCATTATCTTCAGTAATAGTTTCTTCTTCTAAAGGAACATCGTCATCAATTTTATCTTCTTCAATAGTAATTTCTTCCGAATCAGATTTTAAAGCTTCATCATCGATAGTAATTTCTTTAATAGTATCTTCTTGTTCTTTTATTTCTTCTTGTATTTGTTCTTTTAATGATTCAGGTATTTCAACAATTTCATCATCAGAAGATTCATCATTATTTTCTTCTAATGTTCTAGTCCCTTTTTCTACAATAATAATATTTTTAAATTCTTCAACATATTTTGATTTATCTTGAAGAGATATTCTTTCTTCTACATATTTTGGTACTAATGTATTATTTTCTAAGAATGTATCTAGTTCTTGTTTTTCGATTAGTAATTTATAAATATTAGGATTTAAAAACATCTATATACTATATTATATTTAAATGTTGAAAAAATATCATACTGAAAATTTAAAAGAAGTTGGTATAGATGAAGCTGGTAGAGGATGTTTATTTGGACCTGTTTGTATTGCTTCAGTATCTCTAACAAATTTAACAGATCCTTTAGTTGATGAAATAAAAGATTCTAAAAAACTTTCACAAAAAAAGAGAGAAAAACTATTTACATTTATTAAAGAAAATTCTATTTATTCTGTAAAATTAATAGATCATGAAACAATTGATAAAGAAAATATTCTTCAAGCAACATTAAAAGGTATGCATTTAACGCTTGATGAAGTAGATACTAAAATGAATATTGATTTAATATTGGTAGATGGGAATCATTTCCCAAATTATTTTAGTGTAAAACAGGATACATTTATAAATCATATTTGTGTTATAAATGGTGATAATACATTTTTAAATATAGCAGCGGCATCAATATTGGCAAAAGTAACAAGAGATAATTATATAATAGATCTTTGTGAAAAAAATGAAGAATTAAAAAATTATGATTTACATAATAATAAAGGCTATGGAACAAAGAAGCATATGGAAGCATTAAAAGTATATGGAATTGTTGAAGGGCATAGAAAAAGTTTTAAACCTTGTAAAATATAATATATTATATATATAAATGGAAAAAATGTTACCACCTTCAAAAGGTTTATCAAATAAAATTCTTTTAGAAAAAGCAGTAAAATTTGGTATAAATAAAAAAACTGCCGAAGGATTATTAAGGAATAATGAATATAAATCTTTAACGCAGATGATTGATAAAAGAATAGAAGTAAAAACCAATGAAATGTTAAAAAAGAGTGATCAAATATTTAAAAAACTTAATCGTAATTCGAAAAAATCTAAAACATCTAATACAAAAAGAGAAACACTTTTACGAAATCAAAATTTTGAATTAAAAGTTTTAAAGGAATATTTTAAAGAAGAATCTAAAAAATTAAATAAGAGAGGACCTCCATTACAAATACCAAATAGATTATTAACATCTTCAGAAATAAGAAGTATTGAGAAAAATGCTATCAAAAAAATTAAAGATTTACCATTACCGTTGATAGATTTACATAAAAGAAATAATTATCCAAATCGTGTAAGATCAGGTGTTTCTGTAAATGATCCTGGTTATGATGCTGAATCATCTGAATCATCAATCGATTTTCATGGTTTTAAAAGGAAAACGAAACGTTCTAGAAAATCTAAAAGATCAAAGAGATCAAGAAAATCTAAGAAATCAAGAAGATCAAGAAGATAATTCTTTTACTTTTAATGATAATTTATTAATAATATGTTGTTGAGCTTTAATAATAGAGTATAATTCTTTAATTTCAGCTGTACATGTAAGTTCTTCTTCTTCATCTTGTATAAAAAATTTACTTTTATACAAAATATTACCTTTTTTATCTTTGATATATTTAGGAACTCTCCAAGTTTTATTGGAATTTTCAAGAATTAAACATTCATTACCGAAACTTTTAAATTTACCGCCTCTATAAAAATATTCTTGTTTATCTTTAACAGTTAAATATTTTACATGACAATTTGGTTTAATATCATAAGGGAATTCTATTTGTGAAAAATTTTCTAATTCTTTTTTAATAGTATTTATATCAGTTATCATAATATATTATAAATATAAGATTTTTAAATACTTAATCAAAAGATAAAACAATTCTATCATCAATAAGTTTTTCGGTATCTAATTTTTTATTTGAGTATTGAATAATTTGGTAGAAGTTGTATTTAACGCCTTTAATAAACTTTTCTTTGGCTAATAAATTATGACCATGTTGTTTTAATAATTGTCTTAAAATAGTTATACTTTTTTTTTCATCTAAATCAATTAAATATTTTTTTGATTTACATGGGAGATAATAATCGCTTAATCTATCAAGATAATTATGTAATTTTTCAACAGTATTAAGATCTTTAAGATTTTCTTTAGTAAATAATTTTGTATCATTTAAATCAGTCAAACCATAAAGTCTAATAATATCTGTAACTAAATTTAAATCTGGCTTATTCTTAAAAAGTTGATCTTTCACCATATTTTATAATATATATTTAAAAATAAATTTTAAATATAATAAAAATTTATATTCTAATATAAATGTCTACATCAAATAGTAGTGAATTTAATCCAAATTCTGATGATAAAAAGGTCCAAATAGAGATGGAAGGTGATCCTGATGATAAAGAATCATTCGAATTACCACAATCCCCTGATGATAAAGAATCATTCGAATTACCACAATCCCCTGTATATAAAGATTTATCTTCAGAACCATCAGAGCCTAGACCAGAAGAGACAACGTTTGATGTAAATAAAGACTATCAGCCTTGGACGATAATAGATACATATTTTAGGGATAATAATTATTATAAATCCCAGCATCAAATTGATTCATTTAATGAATTTATTACTTCTGATGATAATGGTATTAGAATGATAATTAAAAGAAATAATCCTTTAACAATATTTAAAGGGGAAACAAGTGATAGTAAATTTATTTATGAAATGGAAATATATTTTGGAGAAACATTAGATGAAGTGACAGGTGATATTATTGAAGGGGCTGAGAATATTTTTATAACATCACCTGTTATTTATAATAAAGATAAAGATGAAAGTACATATATGTATCCAAATGAAGCAAGATTAAAAAGTTTAACATATAAAACATGTGTTTATACAAATATAGGTGTTAAATATATTTTAAGAGAAGAAGGGGATAGATTTGTTGTAAAGAATTTTTCAAAACAAAATATAGGATGTATACCAATTATGTTACATTCTAAATTATGTATATTAAATAACTTAGATCCCATAAAATTATCTGAGATGGGTGAATGTCCTTATGATCAGGGTGGTTATTTTGTTATAAAGGGTAAAGAAAAAGTATTTTTATCACAAGAAAACAAAGTAAATAATATTCTTTATATAAATTGTATTGCAAGTGATAATATTATTTTAAGAGGAAATATTACTACTGTCTCAAAAGAAGGTTTTCAGAGTAGCCGAACAAATTATGTAACACTACGATCAAAAAATTTAATGTCACAGGGTTCGGCAAAAAAACTACTAAGTACTCACGATATTAATGAAAGACGAGAAAATGTTTTTGATGTTAGAGTTTTAGGAATGAATGAAGCGAATGGTGGTAATGATTTACAAATACCTTTATTTATTATGTTTAGAGCTTTAGGATATAATTCTGATAAATCAATACTTCAACAAATAATATATGATACCGATGATAATAAATTAAAATCAGAAATGTTTAAAGTATTATTACCGAGTATAAAAGATTCACAACCTATTTATAATCAAAAATCAGCTATTAAATATTTATCGTTACATGTTAAAAACAAAGAAATAATTAATGTAATTGATTCATTAAATAATAATTTCTTACCAAATTATGGGAATAATTATAAATTTAAAGGGATATATCTTGGATATATTGTTCGTAAAATAATATTAACTCAGCTTAATTTATTAAAAGAAACTGATAGAGATTCATATACATATAAAAGAATAGATTTAGCAGGGACTTTATTATTAGAATTATATAGAGAATTATGGGGTAAATTTACAAAGGGTATTCAGAGAAAATTGGATGATGAATTTAAATTTTTATTAGATGGAACAACCGAAAAGAAAGTTGAAGATATAATTAGTGAAATAAACAAAGATTCTATTTTTAATTCAAAAGTCATGGATGATATTGTAAAATCATTTGGAGCTAGTTTCGGAACAGGTATTTCTAAAAAACAAGGTATTGTTCAGGATTTAAATAGGAATGTTATGTTGGGAACATTATCACATATTCGTAGATTATCAACACCTTTACCAAGTGGAACGAAAGTTTTTGGTCCTAGAAAATTACATAATTCGCAATGGGGATTAGTTTGTCCGATAGAATCTCCTGATGGAGGCAATGTTGGAATTATAAATCATTTATCAATAATGGCTAAAGTTACAACGAATATTTCTGAAGAAGGCATTAAAGAAGCTTTAAAAGATATTTATGTTTTATTTTTAGAAGATTCTACCTATCAAGAACATGATTCAACAAAGTTATTTTTAAATGGGAAATTAACAGGATTTTTTTCAGATGGACCATTTTTATATAAATATCTTAAATTATTAAAATTAAATAGTATCATAAATATAAATACATCTATATCATTTGATACTGAAACAAATGAAATATTTATATTTACAGATGCTGGTAGAATTATAAGACCAGTTTTATATCTTAAAACAAATAAAGATAATGAAAAATATAATGAATTTATACAAGGTAATTATTTATCTTTAGAAAACTGGAATAAAGCAGTTCATGGTTATATTTATAATATAAATAATGAAATATCTGTTTATGAAAATAAATATTACAAAGAAGAATTATTAAAAATAAAAACAGAACAAGAAAATTATATGGAATTTTTAGAAATAAATGCAGCATCAATAGAATATATTGATTCAATAGAAACAGAAAATACATTTATCGCAAAAGATGTATCAACAATAGATAAGAATAATTATACTCATTGTGAAATTCACCCTACACTTATTATGAGTGCCGTGGCATTAAATATCCCCTTTTCAAATAATAGTCAATATCCTAGAAATGTTTTTTCTTGTCAGCAAACAAAACAAGCCGTAGGAGTTTATAGTAGTGCCTACAATTCAAAATTTGAGACATTTGCTCATATCCTTTATTATCCCCAAAAACCAATTGTTACAACGAGATTTAAAAAATATACAGATGTAGATAAATTACCTTATGGTATTAATGCTATTGTAGCAATAGCATGTTATAGTGGTTATAATCAGGAAGATGCTGTAATTTTAAATGAAACATCTGTTCAGAGAGGATTATATAATTCGTTATATTTAAGAAGTTATGTAAATACGGAAGAAGATGAAAATGGAAAAAAAATATATTTTTCCAATCCTTTATTGGAACCGAATACGATGATAAAAAAAGTAAGTAAATATGAAAAATTAGATGATAATGGTTTTATTCCTGAAGGCGAATATATAACCCCCGATGATATAATTATTGGTAAATGTTATAAATCAAAAGATAAAGATTCAAAAGAAATTACAAATTGTTTTGGGGAAAGTATAAAATTTGGTACAAGTGGTATTGTTGATAAAGTTGTTGTTACCAACGGTGAAGATGGTTTACGAAAATGTAAAATTAGAGTTCGAAAAGAAAAAATACCCGGTATAGGTGATAAATTTACATCAAGATGTGGACAAAAAGGTATGTGTGGTATGGTGTTAAAACAACAAGATATGCCTTTTACAAAAGAAGGTATCGTTCCTGATATAATTATTAATCCACATGCTATCCCATCTCGTATGACAATTAATCAATTTTTAGAAGTTGTTTTAGGTAAAAGTTGTTGTATGTCAGGATATTTAGGTGATGCCACGCCTTTCCAGAATAATGATATTAATGAATATGGAAGAATTTTACAAGAATTTGGTTATGATAAAAATGGTGATGAAGTTATGTATTCAGGTATTAATGGAGAACAAATTAAAACATCTATATTTATTGGACCTACTTATTATCAAAGACTTAAAATTATGGTTGCCGATAAAGTTCATTCTAGAGCTAAAGGAAAAGTTCAACATCTTGTTAGACAGCCTGTTGGTGGTAAATCAAATAATGGAGGAGGGAGAATTGGAGAGATGGAAAGAGATAGTATTATTTCACATGGTATATCATCATTTTTAAAAGAATCAAATATGGAAAGATCAGATAAATTTAAAGTTCAAGTTGATAAAACAAATGGTTTAATTCAATACGATGAAGATACAAATAATAAAGTAACCGTTCAATTACCTTATGCTATGAAATTAATGATTCAAGAACTTCAGTCAATGAGTATTTCATTGAGATTAATGACAGAAACCGAAATATATGATAAACCTGTATTTGATCACTTAAAAGGTGAATATTATTCTGGTAAAAATGTGGATGATATTTATGATGAAGAATTACCTGAAGATTTATATGAAGATGATGAATAATTATTTCATACATTGTTCCATACACCAAGGTATTACCGCAGTATGAATAACGATTCGTTCTGTCGCTGTAGAACATAGACGCTCCATTTACCAATATTTCGCTCAATCAATATTAATAATTATTACAATTCTTTATAATTGTAGTAATATAGTATTGGATTTATCGGTCATTACAATACTTACATTGTGATTTATCGTATTATTCAGAAATAATATTTTTTATAACATATCGCACTAATTTATATTATAAATTTGAATTTATTTTTTTATTAAATAAATAAAAATATAATGACATTCACACTTTTCACAAATAATCTTATTCTATCAATTTATCATAATATTACTCATATATATTACCTAGAGAATATTAGTTTTTATGAAAGATTATATTTTATGTTTCTTTCATTTATATCAGTAGTATCATATAGTAGAGGAGTTAATCATAATTTAAATTTCAGAAATGTTAATAAAAAAGATTATATTATTTATGATAAATATGATTATTCATTATCAAAAGATAAAAATATTGTAGTTATTCCTACATTGATTAAATCTATTGAAGATAAAAATAAATTATTGAATGCTGTTAAATCTATTTTAATTAATGATAATGTTATAATCATTATTGTTGATGATGGTTCTCCAAATATAAATATCACTCATTATATTCATTCAAATAATGTAATCATTGTAAAACATTTTGAGAACTATGGTCCAGGTGCAGCAAGAAATACTGGTATTGAAGTTGTATTAGATAATTTTGATGTAAAATTTATATCATTTATTGATACTGATTGTCAAGTAGATTCTGATTGGTTGACCATTCACGCAAATAATCAAATGAAATCGGAGGGTGTTTACTGCGGACAAACTATTGGATTAAATAATGATATTGTCTCAAGATACCATGATAATATGGGTACTCTGAATGGAAGAAGAATCGACAAAGGTCTTCTATATGGTCCAAGTTGTAATATGTCAATATCCAAGGATATTTTGATTCATTTTAGATTTGATGAAAGATTTCCTAATGCATCATTCGAGGATGTTGAGTTATGTATAAGGCTTATAAAAAATAATATTGTTCCTCAATATATAAAAAAAGCTATAATATTTCACGATTATGATAATAATATTAAAGGTTTATATAATCAATTTTATCGTTATGGTAAATCTCATCCTCTGTTGTTACAAATTCATCCTGAATACCATGAATGGTATTCTGTTTCTGAAGAAATTCCAGTAGGTTAAATATAGAACTTCGATAATTTATACTATAAGATGATGAATAATTATTTCATACATTGTTCCATACACCAAGGTATATATTGTTTAATGTAATCTGCCTCAACTTGTTTATCTTCATATTTTAACCCTAAATCTCGTAACATAGGTTTTTTATAGAGTTTTTTCATAGAATTTTTATATTCCTTTAAAGATAATTTTTTATTATTATATTTATTTCTACATTTAGATTTACATTTAGGTTTTTTGGTAGAAAGTTTTTTTAAATATTTTTTGTTTTTTTCACGATATATTTGTTTGAGTGTTTTTTTTTTCATTTATTAAATAAAATATTTTATAAATGGGAAATCCTGTACAAAACCTGTAAATGGTGAAAGACCAATACTAATTATTTTTGAAAAACCAATTAGTATTTATCCTGAAAAATTTAATAAAGAATATAAAATTAAGTGGAATGAAAAATAAGAGTTTATTAGTTAAAAACCTTAAGATAATCTCCCAAATATACACCTCCAAAGAGTAATCCCCCAAATACAAGGGCATGAATAAATACAAGTAAATCTCTTTGAGTATTTGTTCCGAAAACTTTTTCAACAACAGAATCTACAAAATCAAAAACAAAGGGGTGAGCTACTATAAAAAAGATAATAGCTCCTAAAATTGCTATAGCAGGGGCATTTTTAATCATAACACTATTTGTTGAATCAAATAATTTACTACTTGGCATTTTATTCTGAATCATTTTATATAATAATTAGAAAAAAAAATAAATTTATTTACATTATTAAATGGTAAAAACTAAAAAAATACCTAAAAAATATTTACCTAGATCACTTTCCAGAAAAGATAAGTTAAAACAAAAGAAAATGTTACGTAGATCACAAAGAATGTATAAAAGTAATAAATATTATACAAGAGATAAAGTTAAATCTTATAGATCAAAAAAATCCGGACATATTATTAAAGCTGAAAAAGTTTATAAAATAAATAAAGTTGTTCCAAATAAAGAATTATCTGAAAAAACTGGATGTTCTATTCAAGGTTTAAGACAAATTGTTAAAAAAGGACAAGGGGCATATTATTCATCCGGTTCAAGACCTAATCAAACAGCTCATTCTTGGGGTAGAGCGCGTTTAGCAAGTGCTATAACAGGTGGTAAATCATCACAAATAGATTATCATATACTAAAAAAAAGTTGTAAGAAAGGTTCAAAGGCATTACGATTAGCAGATAGATCAAAGTATAAGAAAGGGATTAGAAGGGTAGCTAAAACTTAATTTGGATATGCTTCTTTGTAATCTTGAGCCAACTACGACACTGGCGTTCAGAGTTAAAATTCTTCTTATCAAAAGCATATTCATTACCATCCACATTAACAACCTTCTGATAGGAAAATGAATCTTGACCTGTCCTATGTACAGATTCTACGAAGTTTCTGGCATTAATTTCTTCTTCAACCTTACCCTTAAGAATCATTGAGTGATCTTGTAGTGCCTTCTCAAGTCCCTGAGAAAACATATCTACTACCATATTGGCAGGAAGTCCCCCATCGAGACACTCCTTCATCCTTTGCTTACCTACTTCTGAGATCATTTCAAGGGCTTCAGAACTCATATGAGTCTTAGCCTTAAGGAACATGGTGAGGTCATCAGCGTTTTGGATCTTTGATAGAGTAGCAGGCATCTTTATGTTGTTTAAAACATTAACAAAGCCATTTTCAAATTTATTTAAGAATTAAAATCTAAATAATCGTATATGTCTAATAAAAAATACATCGTGTATTACGATGAACAAGGATCACAAAATTATCTTATACCAAAAGATCCTGAAACCATACATCCGAATCATGGACCTGGTTATCCGTCAGGGAATGGTCACGGACATGGTCATGAAATACAACCAAGTCACGATAATCATATGATACAACATAATGATACATCGATTAATGATTATGATTTCAGTTATTTAATTATCAATATAGCTTTTAATTTACTATTATGTTTGGTTTTTATAGAACTTTTCAAAAGATGTTATTTGAGATTTTTTATATATACTCAATCTAGAAATAATAGAAGACAAAGAATAATTATTGATGAAGATATAGAATATTCGCATAATAGAGTTGTTATTAGAGATATTATTAAAGAAGATATTTGTTCTATTTGTTTAGAAGAATTATTTCATGATGATGTTGAAAATTCTAATCAAGTAATTGAATTAAAATGTAATCATATGTTCCATAAAGAATGTTTAGATACTTGGATTAAGATAAATAAAAATTGCCCACTTTGTAAAAATAATGTTTAGTATAATAAATGGATTTGTATTTAGTTGGGTTAGGTATACTTATAGGGTATTTTTTTGCTAAAAGTTGGATAATTGACAAAAGAATCGAGTGGAGTCAATCAATGGAAATATTTGTAGGAATATCTGTTTTAATAATATTATCATGGTTTATTTACAATCGCAAGAAAAATTTAGATAATGAATTATGTATAAAATTTATAATTGTATTTTTAGCAATAAATTCTTCTTTTCATCTTCTGTTATCAAATAAAAACTTTAGAAAAACTTAAAGATTTAAATATTATAATTATAATTTATAATGGAAACAATACCAGAAGATATTTTTGATAAAATTATTTTTTTTTTAAAAAAAGATAATGAACCTTTAGAATTATATAAATTAAATTCAATCAATAAAAATTTTTATAAAGAAATAAATAGTATTAAAGATAATTACGATCAAGATTATAATTTAACAAATACATCACTACAAAATAAAATAAATAGACTTTGTTTTCGTGGAGATAAAAAAATATTTAAATGGTTGTTCAATAATAATATATTTTTAACAGAAAATAATATATTAAATCTTGTTGAGAATAATCGTTTAGATATACTTAAAATAAGTATTTTTTATAACCCTATAAATAATGTTTTATTTAATGATAAATATAATGTATTAATGTTCAATTCCGAAAGAATTATTCAACATGAAAGTCCATTAATTTTAGCTGGTAAGAAAAATAATTATGATATTGTTAAATTTTTAATTGAGATAAATAATCATAAAAACCCATTTCATAGTCAATTAGATGTATTAATAGAAAATCAATTAGATAAAAAAGATAAAAGTATTCTTAAATTTATTATAACAGAACATTATGATAAATTAAGAGGAAATCATTTTACAACAGAAAAAATACTAAATAAACTTTTTGATTGTGAAGATATTATTTTTTATTTAATGTTAAGTAAAAAAATTTGCATAAATAATAAATTTATATGGACATGTATTGATAAAGATTACACTGAAACATGTTTATATGCTTATAAACATTTATCTGAATACCAAACAAGTTTATCTTTATTAATTCCAGGAGAACATATTGAGAGAATAATGAAGAGAAGTAATCAAGTGCTTTTAGATTTTTTTATTAAAAAAAATCCAAATAATTTCCACTATGTAAGGAAACATCTTGTAAATATATGGCTATCAAAAGAATTTTTTATGAATATATTTACTAATTATCTTAAATATTTTGATTGCGATTATCCAATAATAGATATTTATCTAAGATATGATGGTAATATTGATAATATAATTATGCTTGTAAATAATAATTATAAGATAACAAAAGAAACAGTTAAAGAATCTTTAGAATGTAAAGATTTAAGAATTTTTAAAATTCTATCAGAAAAATACTTAAAATATAATAATTAATAAAAGTAAATGCAAGTGAAGAAAAGAAATGGAACAACAGAAGAAGTTTCTTTTGATAAAATTCTTACTCGTGTAAAGCTCTTATGTAATTCGAAAGAATTTTATAAAAAACTTAATATTGATCCAACTGTTATTGCCCAAAAAGTTTGTTCTGAATTATATGATGGTGTTACTACAGCAGAATTAGATATTTTATCTTCCGAAGTAGCTATAGCATTATATTCCAAACACTTAGATTATTCAACACTTTCATCAAGAATTATTATTTCAAATCATCATAAGAAAACAAAGGGTATTTTTTCAGAAGTTATTGAAGATCTTTATAAAAATGATATTATTGTAAAATATTTATATGATTTAGTTCAACAGAATAAACAAGAAATAGATGAACAAATAGATTATTCAAGAGATTATTCTTTAGATTTTTTTGGTTTTAAAACTTTGGAAAAAAGTTATCTTTTAAAGTGTGAAGGTGAAATTGTTGAAAGACCACAAGATTTATTTATGAGAGTTTCTTTATGTATTCATAGGGATTGTTTAGAAAAAGCTTTTGAGACATATGATTATATTTCAAATAAATATTTTATTCATGCTACGCCGACATTATTTAATGCTGGAACAAAAAGAGAACAATTAGCTTCTTGTTTTCTTCTATCGATGCAAGATGATTCTATTGATGGAATTTTTAATACTCTAAAAGATTGTGCCATGATTTCAAAATATGCTGGTGGTATTGGCTTACATCTTCACAATATTAGAGCAAATGGTTCTTATATAGCTGGAACAAATGGAACTAGTAATGGTTTAGTTCCAATGATAAGGGTTTTTAATGATACAGCAAGATATGTTGATCAAGGTGGTGGAAAGAGGAATGGTTCTTTTGCGATGTATTTGGAGCCATGGCACGCTGATATTTTTCAATTTCTAGAATTAAAGAAAAATCATGGAAATGAATTAGAGAGAGCAAGAGATTTATTTTATGCTTTATGGATACCAGATTTATTTATGGAAAGAGTAAAAAATGATGAAGATTGGACATTGGTGTGTCCTCATGAATGTCCAGGATTATCTGATTGTCATAATGAACAATTTAATCAATTGTATACAAAATATGAAAATGAAAATAAAGGAAAAAAGGTAAGTGCCAGAAAGTTATGGAATGCGATTCTAACAACCCAAATAGAAACAGGAACACCTTATTTATTATATAAAGATCAATGTAATAAGAAATCAAATCAAAAGAATCTTGGAACGATTAAATCAAGTAATTTGTGTACAGAAATTATTGAGTATTCAGATAAAGATGAAACAGCTGTATGTAATTTAGCATCTATTTCATTGCCATGTTGTTTGGAATATACAGATTTTAATGATTCATTTACAATTTATTCAAAGGATAATTGTAAGTTTTGTGAATATACTAAGAAAATATGTGAAGCACATGGTCTAAAGCATGAAATAATTTTAATGAATGAAAGAAAAGATAGAATTAAGTTATATCAAACTATTGATGATAGAGAAGATGTAGTTGTTGATACGATGCCACAAATCTATTATAATGGATCTTACGTGGGTGGTTTTGATGCGTTTGATAAATTAATTAAGCCAACATATAATTACAAGAAACTCAAAGAAATTACAAAGGTTCTAACAAATAATTTAAATAAAATCATTGATTATAATTTTTATCCTATTCCACAAACAAGGACATCTAATATGAGACATAGACCAATTGGTATTGGTGTTCAGGGATTAGCTAATGTATTTTACGCTATGGGTCTAGCTTTTGATAGTGATGATGCTAAAACAATTAATAAGAATATTTTTGAGACAATGTATTATGGATCATTAGAAGCTTCCATGGAGTTATCTAAGAATAGACAAACGATAATTATGAAAGCAATGGAAGAAGTTTTTAATGAAACAGATAAAGATAAAAAATATAATCAAATAAGGAATAAACTAAATTGTACGGATGAAGAATTAGATAAAATATTTACAACAGGTAGATATGCTGGGAGTTATTTAACATTTGAGGGATCACCAGCTAGTAAAGGCGAACTTCAGTTTGATTTATGGCATACAGATGGTAGTAAACCGAAACATAATATGAATTATGATTGGGTAACTCTAAAAATCATGATTAAAAAATATGGTTTAAGGAATAGTTTGTTATTGGCTCCAATGCCTACAGCATCTACATCACAGATATTAGGTAATTATGAATGTTTCGAACCTGTAATGTCTAATATTTATACAAGAAGAGTATTGGCGGGTGAATATTTAGTTCTAAATAATTATTTAGTAAAGGAATTAATGGAATTATCTTTATGGGATAATGATATGAAAGATGAAATTATAAGATTAGATGGTTCTATTCAAAATGTCCCTAATATTCCACAACATATTAAAACCAGATATAAAACATCATGGGAAATTAGTCAAAGGAATATTATAGATATGTCAGCAGATAGAGGCGAATATATTTGTCAATCACAATCATTAAATTTGTTTATTGAATCTCCGAGTATTAAGATTTTAACATCTATGCATTTTCATGCTTGGAAAAAAGGATTAAAAACAGGTATTTATTATCTTAGAAGCAGACCAAGTGGTAAAGCAATTCAGTTTACATTGAAGCCACAAGAAAATAAGCCAGATGAACCTTGTGAAAGTTGTTCGGGTTAAATTTATATTTAAATGAAAAAAAAATATATATAATAAAAATGGATCAAAATACAAAGAATTTTATATATGCTGGATTTGGCGGAATGATTTCACGAACAGCTACTGCTCCACTAGAAAGATTAAAAGTTATGTATCAAAATAAAACAAATATAAAAATCTCATATTATAATTATATTCCTAAATTGATTAAGAAAGAGGGTTATTTATCATTTTTTAATGGTAATGGTATTAATTGTAT